TCCTGCGGGCGCTTGTCGAGAATACCCGCCTATCGTATTAATACCGTAACCAACGCCCTTGATGAGTCGCCCATGCTTCGGAGGATTCGGGTACAACCCGTACTCGAGCACAGCGATATAAGGCAAATTGTTCGATAACCAGGTGATCTTGCCCGCGCCCCCAGCATTCGCGAATACTTCCGCAATCGCATTACCCCCTGACGGATCAAGGCGCTCGGTAATCAGGCGAGTAGGCGTACTCACGGTCGTCTGCCAATTCCCTCGCGCTCGTCCCGTATCAACAGGCGTCGACTGAATAATCGCTGAGAACAAATGCAGCGTAATCGCGCGACAATTCGCATCCACTTTGCCCTTGGCACTCTCTGCCCAGCGTGTAACATCTAAAGCAAAGCGACTCATTGCCATTATGAAAATGCCCGATCGACACTGCCATCGAACGTGATTGATACCGCAACACTTTGATACCCTCCATAGATACGTACGGTACCATCAGATGATTTCTTAACCCGAAACTTTTGTGTGCCCTCGGTATTCGTGAACAAACGACGCGGCGCATAGTAGTCAAGTACTTTATCAACTAGTCCAGTTTTCAAGCGCCCCGTCCCAATATTCATCTCATCATTGCAATCAATCTGCAAAATACGGATATATTTGTCTGCGGTCTGCAAGTGTTGCTCACTGCTCACGGGCAATACTGTTGCATAGGTCCAAGGGCCTGTGTCGGGGGGCGTAAACACGACTCCCTCTGACCCGAAAGGAATAGCTGTGGGCGTCGCACCCACGAGATATGTCAACGTCGATAGCAAATCGACATACGACTTCATCATCACACCATCGAGCACTTGAACACTCATTTACGCATGACCATGATATAGGCAATTGCTACGGTCGTCGGCTTGATGATTTTAGGTTCTCCAAGCACCTGCCAATTTTGCCCTTCGAACACGACCTTATCATCAAGCTGCGGTGCCACACTGCCATCGATCAAAAGTTCCCTATCTTGACTTTCAACATTGCTCGTCTTAACGACGCCGCCCAAGCCGCGCGCCGTGATCTGATAATCCGCAGAGCGTGCCAGCCAAATACCTACCGTCGGCAATACAACGGTCATTGCACCACTAACTATTCCCGTTTCTACATTATAGGATCCAGGCACCTTACGCAGCAAATTGATAACCGTGCCATTGCCCTTGGGAGGCGGCTGCAATAGTCGCGTACAAATCGCTGCCATTTTTGCATAGTTAATAGCCATCAGGTACGGACCGCAACCATCCCCTCATTGCGCACAATGTCTTGAATGAAACGCTGCGCCTTTTCGACCGCAGCAATATAGATCACTCGCGCATTGTCCGCATAGCGTTCGCTCACCGCTCCCGAGATTGCATCCTCCATCACCGAGCCATGATCCCAAGGCTGAGCGGTTGGCATCAGCTCAATCGTCTGATACTCGATCGCTAACGCACACTGGGCATAGACAAGCTGCTTGGGGATCTGGTTCAGTAGCAGGGGCCAGCCGTCGATAATGACATCGTAGCGCGGCCACTTGAGCGCTTGGAACTGCTTAAAGCGAAACCCTTTATAGTTCAGGCGCTCGAGGTAGTCCATCGACTTCAACAATAGCACTTCACACGCGGGCACATTGACGTAGGTATATGACGCTTTGAAAGGCTGCGTAAAACCCACGACACTGGGGAAGGTCACGACATTGCCCGCAAGCACGTAGTCAGTACCTAGTATGAGCGTCACAGGCGATACCGCGGAGTCAACAATGATGAGCGCTGACACATAAAGGTTAGCGAGCGTGTCTGAGCCGCCGCCAATGACGGTCCCCAGTACTTCCGCCACAGCAGCGATAGTCGGTAGCGTCTCGCCTCGTAGTGCGGCGAATGCAACCATATCCGCTGCTGCCGCGTACGAATTAGACGCAGCATTCAAGCCTGTGCCATCTTCTACGACAAGTGTCATTTTACGCGTACCTCCTTTAGGTTGCGGTCGTCGTCACAGTGCTCCAGATCGTGCCGTCTGAATACACGAGCCCGACTCCCGTCAAAAATGCAAACGCAGCACCCGCGGCAATCGTCGTCGGATCAGGTAGATTTGCTTTAAGCGCAAAGACCCCGAGAAACACGACAGCGGCCGCTGCAATACTCGCTGCCGCGGCGACGCTACCTGTTGTAGCTAGTTCGACGACTGTTTCTGTATCGAGGTACGTGCCATCGGTGACAAGCGCACTCAAACGCAGCGACGTATCGAGATTGTAAGGACCAAAGCTCTGTGAACTAGACAAAAGGTACTGCCCGAGAAACGCGTCTCCCCTAAAACGCTCGACGATAACTTCGCCGCTCGGCCCAGGAATCACTGTCGCGATATGCCCCGCGGGCAATAGCTCCCGCGCGATCGTGCGCGCCTTCAATATAAAGCTCACGAGCTACGCCTCTTCGTACCAGCCCGCTTCTTGAAAGTTACGCACCTCCGCGGGATGCACTGTTGCCGTGAGAGGCCCACCTGGATGCTGCGGATGCTTGCGACGCATCTTGACATGATTGACGAGCGGGTCTCGTACCTTTTCCTCGCTCTTCTTTGCCGGCTCCTCGCCCTTCTTCACTTCATTCTTGGGATCAGCCATTTGCATTCTCCTCTTTCGCATATATTAAAAGAGCGCGCGGTGGAGTTGAGACACCGCGCGCAAAGCCCTCGCAGCCAAATCAACCAAGCAAAATGGCGCCGTGCTCCGGCTTGACGAGCCCTACACCCCAAGCAATCGCGAGTTCGTACTTGACACGCTTGTACTGCTTGTAAAGAGCTAGTTCAAACGTCAAACCCGAACGCGGATCAGTCACGAGCGAACGGTCGTCTGCCGAATCACCCTCCTCGGGCAACGCAGGAGCGCGCGTCGCAAGCACAAGCGCCGAACGCGCAAAACCCACATTCGGATTACGCGTTGCTACGACCGTGATAGCATCCTCATCAGCATGCGCCTTGAGAAGCCCGGGCAGTGCGATCGTGAACGAACCTGCAGCAAGCGCTGTGGCTACCACATACGCATTCGTATCGCCCGCGATCGTAATGACATCGCCCGCGAGAATTGTGCCCGTTCCGATATCTGTCGCAATTGTAGTCGCACCGACGGGATAGCCCGCAACGTTGTTGACAACATAGCTAGCGCCTGTGCCTGCCGTCACGAGCTGCAGTCCTGCCGACTCACGCACATCAAAGCCGTGCAGATTCGCGAGAATGCCCTGACGCAACAGGGAATCGGTCCCTGCTTCGTTCGCTTTCGTGAGTTGTGTATTGGCACTCATTTTCGCGCCCGCGGTCGTATTGAGCACGAGCTGCATATCGGTCGTGGGTGCACCATTATCAATGAGGATCTGACGCAAGTTTGCGGATTCCGCAACCCCTGTTGCAAAGGGCGTGACACCTGCTGTGCCTGTTGCACGCGAGAACAATCGCGAAGCCACCGAGCAATCGATCTCGATCAAATTAACAAGCGTGCGAATCGATTGTGCTACCTGATTGACACGAATCGCATTCGCCCCGGGGCCTGTATTCAAGCCTCGCACGTCCTCTCCCGTCCAGCGAATCGGCGAATACTTCGACTTGCTGATCGTGAGTGGCACATTGCCGATCGTCTGATCCCCATCGTCAGGCGGGAAAGTTCCCGGGGTCACATCGCCCGATGTTCCCGGAGGTGCAACGAACGACATGACCGTTTGACCGACCGCGCCGCGCGCTACCTGCGCATCAAGTGTGACCGCAGGAATGAATCCCACGATCTCACGCGAGACGACATCGAGCGCCTCATACAAAGTGGGCAGTAGCCCGGTGATTGTGTTAGCCATTGAAAAAGTGTCCTATAAAGTTAAAGGGGTGTCACGCTCTACGCATCAACCAACGTGCCCCTATTCTTAACCAGGAACTCACTGCGTTTCGCAGGCTCCAGGCGTTCGAAATCGGCACGTGTCATCGTCTTTCCATCTGTGGCACCGCCACCTTTTCCTCCGTTGGCACCGCCCCCGGACGCACGACTCGCAGCCAACATGGGCGCAAAACCCTTATCAGCTAAGAATTCTTTTTTCAATTCATCAAGTGTCATCGCTGAGGCTTTACCCTCAGGATCTACGACGACGGTCGTTCGCCGCCCATCACGCATCTCGATACGCAAGCGGGAACGAATGTGAGGAAATAAAACCTTCTCGCTCCCCGGCAACGAAATAGACGCCGCGATCTCTGTCGCATGACGGTCAATCATCTCGCGATTCAAATCAAGTTCCATCGACGCTAATTGCGGAGTGAACTTCGCAGACTCAGCAGCCAAGTCTTTGTCGTACTTTTCCTGCCAGCTTTTCTGCAGCGCATCGACATCGCCCGCCTTTTTCAGTGCATCTTCACGATCTTTACGCGCCTGTTCGTCACGCGCCACTTGCGCAGCTTCCATGTCAGCGATCTTTTTCTCCGCGGCTTTACGCCCTTCTGTCTCACGTTGTTTCGCACGACGCAGCTCGGCAGGATCCTCGCGACCTTCTACATCGAGCTTGAAGCCCACCTCTTTATCCGCAACGTACAACGGACGAAAAGCCTCATCCACTTCCTCCAACGTCTTAATCGTATCTTTCAAAGCCATGTGAGCACCGCTCCCTAAAAGTTATATGATACGGGCATCGCCCGCGACTGGGTATTCTGCGCATCGCGCAAAACAGAATCATCAAAGCGCGCCGACATTGCCGCGCACAATAACAGAATTGACGTAACGGCGAGCAGCTTATCGACAATAGAAGGCTCTACTGGGATAGTCTGTACGCCAAAAAATTCTTGAGAACCCTTCATGATCTCAACGATCTCGGAAGTAAATGTGACCTCATCGCTCAATTGTTCAATCTTCGCAATGCCTGCATTCATAAGCACTCTACCAGGCACTTTATACGACGCTGCATCCTTCCAGTCCGCCGCGATGAGATACACGACATGTTCAATACCCTGAAAGACCTCACTCGTCAGCTTATACAATTTCATGCGGCAACCCCTGCTCGTTTGAAGGCTCGCGGCTCCAGTGCCTGCATCTCCTCGAGCGTCATCGGCGCAAAGTTCTTATCAATCTGCAATTTCGCAAAGCGTTCCGCCGACAAGCCTCCCTCACGAAACAATTTGCCGCGGCTCGGGCCGATCGCAAGATCCTGAAAGGCAGGGGGTTGCGTCTTGAGCCACTGATAGTAAGTCAACCCCGCGTCGACTTGTTGTCCCCCTTCTGCGCCTTTGCTAGCACGCGTCGCACCTGTCGCAAGGAATGAGTACTGCTCTTTCAGCACAGGCAGCAGAGTGCAACGGCAATTGATGTGCAGCGGGGGACGCGGTCCCGCATCAAGCCCATATTGATGACCATCTAGTGCAGCACACGACGGGCACGTACGCGCGTCGAGCGTTGCAAGCCAACGGTACGCTTGTACGAGGTCTTTATTGGCGGTGAAAGACTCTTCTCTCGCTATGGTCGCGACGTGCTGAACGGCGGTGCGCACGACTGCTTCCGCATGGCGTCGCGTCACATTTAATAAGCCGTCTTGATAATTAAAATCGTGCGAACCGCGCAGCTCGCGAATGATGTCCTGATTCGTCTTGCCTTCGAACGCGCCACGCCTTATCGCGCCATTTACAGCTTTTGTTTCCGCGGTCGTCCAGTCATCGACAAACGCCTTGAGTAATGCGCCACGCCCCGCGCCCTTCACTCCAAGAGGAGTCGACAAGATCGCCGCGCGTACTTGGGCGGGACTCGGCAGAAGCGTTTCGAATAGATTCAAATCCTCGAGCACTCCCGTCGAGAAGCGGGCTTCATGGTTCGCATAGGCTTCAAGATCGGCGAATAATTTCTGGGTATACTTATCCAGGACCCCAGCCATCAGGGCGTCAACAGAGAGGAGCAACTGATTTAGGCGCGCCTTTCTAAAAGTGCTTACACCCACCTCCGCTAACGCATCGCGTAACGCGCGGTCCATCGTCTGCAAGAAGGGACGAAACTTATTCACTTCATTCGTCGACAAGCGTTGTATCAACACCTGGTGCTGCAGCAACACATCTTGAAATTGGGGAAGGCTCATGGCTCATCCCTACCTTGCACATCGACACAACGACCAGCGCGGATAAAACCATGCCAACAGCCTACGCAATTGACGGACGGCGTAAACGTTGGTGCAGTCGTGCTACCGTCCCAATCCCACATCGGCACCGCGCCTTCGCCTCGACTACCGCGCCGCAAGATCGTACGCCCTGCAATCACGAGATCACCGCAACGCCGCTCGTGCTTCGGGCAGGCAAAGCTGAAAGCTTGCTCTTTTCCTTGAGGCACGGGCTGTCGATCCCGCGCCCAATGTCGGTGTTCATCGACGAGGTGAAATTCTACTTGAGCATCGCTCATATCAGTGTATGCACGAGTTCCGACTTCGCACACACGGAGCATTGTCGCCATGCGAGCACAAAAATCATGTTTTCATCGTTACGGTCGTTCAATGCCACCTGATGTGTCTCCCACATATGACGATGAAACAATAACTTGAACCAAGCGCGTATTTTCATTGCCGTACCGCGCGCCCAATCAACGAATTTTTATTCGCTATGGGGAACTTAATGTCACACGTCCGCGAAGAGCATAGCGGACTATTCTTTTCATGATCGGCATTGATCTCATTGACTGTTGCTTGTGTCCAAGTGATAACACCCTCGTCACTATTGCGCTCCCGTACACGAACAGGGCGCTCAACGATGCCGCATCCCTCACACGAATACAGAACCATGATGGTCACGTGCGCGGTCATATGATCTTCTCGACTTTTGCCATGATCGCTGCGGCATCTAGCGTGCTGCGCCGCGCCGCATCCTCCCGTACGCGTGCTTCCGCCTCGAGCCCCAATACTTTTTCAGGCGCCTTGAACAGACGGACCGCGAACAACGCAGCCGACAGCATCAAAAGCAGATTATTTTTGTCAGTATCGTCCATTTGCAATTCATCCCTTCCCTGCTGAGTAATCGAGTAGATCATGCTTCGCGGATTCACACATCCCCACTGCCTCGAGCACTGCCACCCGTGAACGACGCATACCCGTGAGGGTGTTACCCTCAACATGCTTTAGATACAGTACAATAAGTCCATCTGGCACTAACGAACCATTATCGATATCGCGTAAAAAGTGCAACAACACATCCCGAGGTGTCCATTTAGTGCAGTCATCCGACTCCCGCATGCGCCGCTCTGCAAGAGATTCAGGTAACTTACTGAAATCTTCAGCGCTCATTATGCTGTGCCTCGGTAATTTTCTTGCGCATTTTTTCGATGTGCTGATTGGCAAGCAGTTCGAGGACATCGATACAAGTCGAGCACGTCACCTTACGCCACTGCGTCGTACGTCGACACTCATCGACCGA